TTCAACTGATAGAATGTTTCTTAGGAGTGAACCAGATATGGCAGATATAGATTCAACTAAAGATATTCAAAAGGCATTAAAAGGATTTGATGATAACTTAGACCTGGATAATATTAAAAGTAATATTGGTAAACCTGGAGAAACTAGTCCCAATGACCAACAAAGAGGAATTGTATCATATCAAATTCCAAAGAAAGTTGATTGGTGGACACTTAAAAGAGCAGCAGGTAAAGAAAAACCAAGTACCGAAACAAAATTAACAGATGATATTATTTTTGGAATTTTAGATCGTATGGCTCAAGTTTCAACAACACAAGATCAATTAGCGGATGTTCAATGGACTTCTTTAGATGATTTGCTTAGAGCAGCTGAAGACCACATGAATGCTACTAATTACAAGAAATTCTATAAAGAAATTAAGACTAAATACCCTAAGGTAAAATAATATGAAAACTATAAAACTTTTCGAAGAATTTAAAGAAGCAACTAGTTGCCCTGTACCGACAAAGGACTTAAAGGTTAACACTAATAATAGAGACCGCGCAATTAAAGCAGACTTTATTGAATATGGACCTCTTAATGTTGATGAACCTGCAGGTTTTTGGGAGCATATAGCTGATCATTGGAATACTAGTGTTGAAGCTGCTAAAAAATCAACATGTGGAAATTGTGTTGCTTTCGACATATCACCAAGAATGTTAGACTGTATGCCTGGCGAGATTAGTGACGACGATGGTAAATTAGGATACTGTTGGATGCATCATTTTAAATGCCATTCAGCTCGAACATGTTACACATGGGCAAAAGGTGGACCTATTACTGAAGACAAAGTATCTTACAATTGGCAAGAGAAAAACCAAGACGCTGCAATGAATAAAAATCCTATAAAATAATGAAACACATAAAATTATTTGAAGATTTCTTAAATGAAAAAGCATACAGAATGACTGGACCTTATACCTCTAAAGGTATTATTGGTAAAGTTATGCAGGCTTTTAAAAAAGAAATTGAAACTGCCACTTTTGAAGGAGATGCAGCAGATACTTTAGAAGAGGTTAATGGTGCATGGTGGGATTTTACCAAAACTGCCGAAAAAATCATCCTAGATGAAATTAAAAAGGTTGTAAAAGATATGGACCAAGTTGTATATGTACACGTCAAAGGACTAAATCTTTCATGGGAACCAGATACTATTAATAGATTGAATAGAGATGGTGCTCCTTTACATATTAGAATTCCCGGAGACTTTGTAATTAATATTGGTTTTATGGATGATGTTGATGGTTCTAAATTTAAGAACAAATTAGGAGGTATGTTAAATACTGCAATTGCAGGTGGAGAAGACATTTACGGTGGATATGATGCCGAAATTGGAGAAAATAACGTTGAAATCAGAGGTTCTGAAATCATACAAATAGACCAAAAGTAATATGCCAAGTACGAGTAAAGCACAACAACAATTAATGGGAATGGCATACGCTCTTAAAAAAGGAGATATGGACCCTAAAGATGCAAGCCAAGAGGTTAAAGACCTTGCAGATTCTATGACACTTCAACAATTGAAAGATTTTGCAAGTACAAAACACGAAGGACTTCCTGAATATGTTAAAGAAGCTGAAGACCATGAAGTTGGAATGGCAATGAGTCAACTTAATGCAATTTCAAAAGCAGTTGGTGAATTACTTCAGAAAATTGGAAGAGAAGAAAAGGACTTACCAGGATGGTTGCAAGACCATATTTCACAGTCTTATAATTATATTAAACAGGCAAACGACGGTTATCATGAATTAGATGAGATGGTTTCTCCTGAAAGTATTGGAGGAATGGGAGCAACTGCTCTACCTTCACAAACTGAAGTCGGTTCTGGAGACATTCCAAATTTTGGGAAAGATGACAAAGAGGATGAGGAAGAGGAAAAAAAGAGACGTAAAGAGTTCTTAAAGAAGTTTAAATCCTTTGAACAATTTATTAATGAATCTGTGCAAAAAATCGTAGATTATAGTAATTCTAAAAGTAAAATTTTAGTTGGTTTAAAAACTGATCTTTTGCGAAATATGAAAGAAAGATACGAATATAAAGAAGATGGAGATACCATTTATTTCTTTGATAAAAATGGAAATCATTTTGGTACTCTTTTTGATTTAGGTAGTAGATACCAAGAACTTCGTCATAATGGAAAATTAGATGATTATGGTTATTTAAAGTAACAAATAATAAAATTGAAACAATATTTAAAACCTCAGTATAACTACTGAGGTTTTTTTAATTTAACAATGATGCAATATTTTTTTAAACCAGACAATTATGTTAGATGGTCAGAACTGGCCACTGAAAAGATAAATGTGACTATCGAATCATGTGATACTCTGAGGCAACTAGAATCAGCCAAACAGATGATCGACACATTCATAATGATTACTGCTCTCGAAGACAATATTCAAACAGAGGAGCTAGAATGGATTGTAAATCTCTATTGGCTAAGAATAATTTTAAAAAAACAAATTATTTTGAAACAAATTAAAAATCCTAAGTATAAATTAAGAACTTAAAAATAAACAAAATGGAATTCTTAGACGCATTAAGACAAGAAGATATAGTAACTGAAAATGGAATGGCGACAAACTCGAGTTCATTGAATGCTTGCGTTGACCTTTTCTTTAACATTGGAGCTATGAGAGGACAAGACAAGCAACGTTTGATTGCAACTTTCTCTAAAGCATTTAATGAAGATCCGAAGCGTGCTATGAAACTACTTTTCTGGGCCAGAGATGTTCGAGGTGGAGCTGGAGAACGTCAAGTTTTCAAGGACATTTTAGTTTATTTAGCAGAAAACCACGACTTAGTACTTAAACCAAACTTACACTTAATCTCAGAGTATGGTCGTTGGGATGACTTATTAGCCCTATCAGGAACATATCTTGAAAAAGATGCATTCACCCTAATCTCTGATGCATTAATCAACGAAAACGGTTTATGTGCTAAATGGATGCCACGTAAAGGTCCAATAGCTGAAAAGTTACGTAAATTTACTGGAATGTCCCCAAAACAATACAGAAAATCTCTTGTAGGTTTAACTAATGTAGTTGAAACTAAAATGTGTGCTAAAGACTGGAATTCTATTGATTTTGGTAAATTACCTTCAGTTGCTTCGGCTAGATACCAAAAAGCCTTTGGTAAAAATGCATACGAAAGTTATTCAGCGTACATTGCTTCTCTTGTAAAAGGTGAGGCTAAAATTAATGCAGGTGCAGTTTATCCTTATGACGTTATTACATCATTAGAACGTGGAAATGCAACCGTAGCAAACGAACAATGGAAAGCCTTACCAAACTATTTGGAAGGTGCAAACGATATGATTTTACCAGTAGTAGATGTTTCAGGTTCTATGTCAACTCCAGCTGGTGGAAGTAAAACTGTAACTTGTATGAATGTTGCAATCTCTTTAGGTCTTTATATTTCTGAAAGAAATGAAGGTCTTTTCAAAGATGCATTTATCACATTCTCAAGTAAACCACAGTTACAAGTATTAAGTGGCTCACTGAATGATCGCTACACACAGATGTCAGACTCTGATTGGGGAATGTCAACAGATCTTGAGGCTACATTCAAACTGATCCTAGATCAGGCCACTAAGCACAAATTGTCTCAAGACAAAATGCCAAACAAAATCTTAATCCTATCGGATATGGAATTTAATTCGGCAACAGGAAAAGGTTACGGTAGAGAAAGCCACTGGAATCCAACTGCTCAGAAGATGATTGAAACCCTTTATGCCGATGCAGGTTACAGGGTACCTCAAATTGTTTACTGGAATATTCAATCCCGAAACGGAGGAGTACCAGTTGCATTTGATGCTAAAGGAACTGCATTAGTTTCTGGATTCTCTCCAGCAATTATGACAAGTTTACTTGGTGGAGATATCGAATCTCCACAACAAATAATGGATAAAACAATTTTGAGTGAGAGATACGCTCCAATTGTATAAGAATATATAAAAGAAATATATCTCAAAGATGAAACACATTAAACTATTCGAAGATTTTGTAAATGAATCGGACCATAATGTATATGAGCCTATAGAAAATGCTCAAAGTCCAAAAGCTTATAAAAGTCGCAGTGGTACTTACATTATTAACATTGATAGTAAATCAGTAAATGGTCCTATCAATAAAATGATTAAAAAGCCAAATGTAGTAGAAGGCGATGGATATAACATACTAGCAGATAATGGAGGTAGTGTTGTTTTCTTTGAAGTAAATTCAGTAGCAGAAGAAGTTGCTAAAGAATTAGGTGGTGAAGTACTATCTAAAGTTACTTTAGCTAATGGTAACACTGAATCTGCGTCATCTAGAGGAGGTTTATTCGTAATAATTAAATAAAAATAATTGGTTCCTTACAGCAAACGATACAAGCAATTATAAACTACGCAAACATTGGAACCAGGTGGATCGGTACAGCAAAAAGTACAAACACAGCTATGATAGCCAGATGTATTACAGAGATAGTATCAAGTATAACAGGCAAATGGAAGTTTAACCAGGATAAAAAATGGATCGCAAGTCACACCACCCCAATAGGTAACCGGTAGGATGGGTCGAAGTTTAGTAGACGCTCGCGAAAGTAAATGCCGAAGACTATAAAATGGGTTATTCCGCCGGGAAGAAAATCACGAAAAACGATCCCGTAATAATTTAATCCTGACAAAATTGTTAATAACTTTTTTAGTCAGGATTTTTTTATGTCGATTTTTTGTATTATATTTACATATCTAATTTAAACAAACATATTATGACTTCAATTTCAACGCAAGAACGTTACAATCAAATTATGAATAACCAAACATACTTGACCCAAGAAGAGTATGATTTTTGTTTTAATATTAACCCATCAGAAGTTCGCACATCGACTTCATATATTGGAGATTATTCAAAATATGGAGCTTACTTAAACTGTAATGTTTATAGTGAGCATGACCATGAAAAACGTCAGTTTGAAATGGAAACTGGTCGTTAATAAGTGCATAAAAAACAAAACCAATATATAACATATAATAACTAAACACAATTTATGAATATTTTAGATGAAGCAAGCGGAATTGTAAACAACCGCTCAGAAGAAGCAGACAGAAATTATGGTCCTTTCTCAGAAGGTATGGATCGAGCTGCAATGATTTTTAAAGGTATGACCGGACTTGAAGTTACTGGTGAACACATGTTTAAAGCGCTAGTTGCACTTAAATTCTCGAGAGAATCATACAATCACAAGCGTGATAATTTATTAGATGCAGTTGCATATATCCAAGGATTAGACAATTACATTGAAGAAAATAGAAACGATATAGATGACGCTTTCAATGGTTAATATTTACGAAGTTTTAGAATCATTAAAGGGAAAGAAGATTGCAATTGATGATGTTGTAACAACTTATAGCTCAAAGAAGGCCTCTCATAAAAGTGCATGGGCCTTCTTATTAGCTAATCAATTGAGGTCTCTAGGATTAGAAGTTGAAGTACTTACAAAGTCAGAAGATATTCACCAATATGATATCTGGCTAGTAGCGCTTCCAATGGAATTCCAAGGTTCTTATAATCTATTTGGTGGAGCTACTGATGAACCAGCAGAGAGAATTAAAAGATTCTTAGATTTTAGTGGAACTATATATTGTTTGAATCGAGAAATGCCAAATGTTGGCCAATTTGCCGAAAGTCGAATGAAATCATGTTCTCCTTTATGGGCATCTCTTAATACAGCAGAGCTTACCAAAAGAAGTTTAGAAACCCAAACAATTGAATTAAAATTAGATTCAAAAACATTTGTATTGGGAGATTCTCATTCAGTTTCAGTGTACCATCCTGGTGCAAATATTAGTCGAAATGATGGTAAAACACTATTTGGAGTCTTGAAAGAAGGAATGGCCTCATATATTCCTGAAGGAACCGAGCACCTAATTACATACTTTGGAAACATTGATGTTCGACATCACCTATGTCGACAAGAAAAACCTATTGATGCAGTTAAAAGTCTAGTAACAAATTACTTTGAACACCTTAAATCTTTAGGAATCCAAAAGAATACCATTGTAAAATTATTGCCAATCGAATTCGAAGGTCGTAGAATCCCAAAAACTGGGTACTACAAAAATACTCCATTTATCGGAACTCAACGAGAACGGACTCAATTGATGGAGATATTTAACGAAGAGGTTGACAAACTCTCGGCTATATATAATATGAACGTAATCGAATGGCCAATTCACTGGTATTCAGCAGAACCTCAATATTTTGCCGATACTTACATGGAAAAGCCAGGTTCTGTTCACCTATCTAGAGAGTTTTACCAATATGATTTCGAGACGTCCGAAAAAAATGTTGTCCTAAAGAAGACTATCAATACTCTTTTTTGAAACTTTTTAAATAAAACAAGTATAAAAATTATAAATTAAATTTTAAGAACAATGAAGAAAATTAAAGTAGGAATTATTGGAGCCGGAAATTGCGCTAAATCATTAGTTGAAGGTGTACAATATTACACAGAAAATCCAAATGATATTACCGGAATGATGAAGTCCGATATTGGAGGTTACAAGGCAGAAAATATTGAATTTGAATGTGCCTTTGAAATTGATGAACGTAAAGTTAATCAAACATTAGGATATGCCCTTAAACAAAGACCAAACTGTGCGTATGACATCGTTGATGTTATTACTTCTACAGCACCAGTTTATGAATCACCTGTTATTGATGGTTACGCAGCTCTTATGGACAACTATCCAGAGCAAAATCGTTTCTTAGTTGACGAAAAACTAAGAAATTCTACAGACATGAACCGTACTGATTGGACTCCAAAAAAATCACGTGAGTGGAAAGATTCAATTATTGCTAAATTAAAAGACCACGGTGTTGAAGTACTTATTAACTACTTACCAGTAGGTTCACAAAAAACAACTGAATTCTGGGCTGAAATTTGTCTTGAAACAGGAATCTCTTTAGTAAACTGTATTCCAGTTTTTATCGCATCTGACCCAGCTTGGGAGCAAAGATTTATCGATGCAGGTATTCCAATTATCGGAGATGATATGCGTTCTCAATTTGGAGCAAGTATTCTTTCTCAAATGTTACAAGAACTTGCCTTTGAAAGAGGACATCATGTAAAAGCGCACATCCAAAGAAACGTTGGAGGTAACACAGATTTCTTAAACATGGAAGACAAATCTCGTCTAGCATCTAAAAAGATTTCTAAAGAAAACGTTATTCGTGCTCAAAACGAAATTAGAGGAATCTCAACTGAAGATTCATTCTTACATGCAGGTCCTTCTGAATATATCGCATTCTATGGTGATAATAAAGTTGCTAACTTCCGTTTAGAACTTACAGGATTCGGTGGAGCACCAGTTCTTTTTGATGCTCAATTAAGTGTACAAGACTCTCCAAACTCTGCAGGAGTTGTAATCGACGCAGTTCGTTACTTAAGAGTTGCAAGAGAATTAGGAGTTGTAGGAGCCTTAAGAGGTCCTTCAGCGTTTACACAAAAAACTCCACCAGACCAGATGATGTTCTCTGACGCTGTTTATGAGTGTACTGAATTGGCTGCAAGACGCCTAACAGATTCTACAAGAAACCAGTTAGTTGCTAAAACAAAAAACTAACAATCCAATTAATCCAAAAGGGAGAGAATAACTCTCCCTTTTTTTATCAAAACTTTTAGCATGTTAAATATATTTAAAACTAAAAAATCAGTCGATATCTACGGATACGATTTTGATGGAGTAATCTCAATTGGAATAACTCCAAGAGCAACCACAGATTTTGTTATTACCGGAAGATGTGTCGATGAACAGGACGAGGTTCTCGCAATCCTTAAAGAGAGAGGAATTAAATGCAAAGTGTATTTTAATCCAATGACTCTAGAGGAACGTGGAAATCATACAGTTGCGGCAAGAAGACATTCTGGGCATCACAAAGCCCATACTATTAACCGTTTAAAGGGTGAAGGTGTTATTGTTTCACGTTTTTTTGAAGATGACCCAATACAATATCAAATCCTTCAGGAAAATTGTCCTGATGTAGAATTGGTTAATATTGTATCAAAATTAGTACAAAAATAAGATGAGTAGGGTTAAACTTCCAGAGTTTCCAATTTCAAAATTAGAAAGGACTCGACTTAAAAAGAAGTATGTTAAAATACTAGGTGCATCAGAAGGTGTTGACGATACTATGATTGGTGAAAGCATTTCTAATTACTTAGTTCCTGAAATTGATTATAATGGAACAGTTTGTTTAGACCTTGGAGCCAATATTGGTGCTTTTACTCAAATTGCAATAGATTCCGGAGCAAGCAAAGTTTGTACTGTAGAATGTGATGCCCGAAACTTTGAAAAATTACAATCAACATTTAAAAATGATGATTATGTGGATTTAATATATGCTGCAGTTTCTGGACTTCCTGATAAAACACTAAAGATATTCAAATCGTCAAGTCAAAATGCGCATTGCTCAACTTCAATTGAGAACAAGGTAAAGTTTAATGAATATGATTCAGTTGAAAATATCCATCTAAAAAAATTACTAAAGAAATACAATCCGGATATAATTAAAATGGATATTGAATCTGCTGAATATACGCTAATCGATACCTTAATAGATTATCAACCTAAATATTTATTTATTGAATTACACGCTGGAAAACACAGAGCTGAAATGTACCAAGTAATGGAAAGGCTACAGTCAATTTATTCACATTCTAGAATAGTTCCATTGATTATATTTACCGATAATTTAATAGCGCACGATTGCTTCTTTAAAAAATAAACTTAAAATGACTTCAAACAAAAAACTGCTTGAGATGGATTCTCAAGCCCTATTGGATTTAATTCCTGTAGAAAAAAGACAACTTATTCGAGATTTTGTTCATGAAATGAATCGAAGAGAATATGAGGTTCGTTTTGCAAAAACATGTACTTTTGATACCTTTCGGCACCGTGAAGGAACTGGAAAAGAAAACACGTTTGGACATGGATTTATAGTAGATGGACGTTCAGTTCCATACTTCCATCCAAATCGTTCTTTTCACGATGAGATTATTTGGTTAAATGAAAATGTGTTCTACAATCCAGACTGTACATTTGAAGACCGTCTTATTAATGCAGCGATTGTAAAATTCTATGGACCGTCAAATACAATTAGTCTATTAACGCACGACACTGGATTTCCATTTGTCAAATATGACCGATTAGTTAATGATGAGAAGTATGTTCTACAGTGTATGGTTAACATGGAAAATGCAAAAAGACGTGGAGAAAAGATTTATGGCACTACTGAATTACGAACAAGTCTTCAGACTGAATCAAGAAACTATGCCCGAGTACTTAAAACTCCTTATGATGTA